AGTGCCACGCTTATTGTAGTAGAGCATGGCCAGAGCGTTTGGATCAGCACTCCCAATCTGGTTAATCAGGGTGTTGTCTAACTGGATTAAGGTGCGGACTCTAGCATTCGTATTAAGTAGCACTCTAAGCTTTATCCCCTCATCCGTTTGCTCTGGTACCCCAATCAATCCAGTTTGAGTATTTATCTGGATAGCGGTGCCGGGGATGTAATCAGCATCCCGAACCATGATTACTTTGCCGTTTTGTATAGACCACGAAGCCCCAACAGACGCAGCTATAACTCCAAGCGCATCTGCCCCGAGTCCGAACACTACCTTACCTCGTATGATGGGTCTGTATATTCCGTCAGCAGAAAGATTTAAAGTGTACCCAGTGCTCACTCCAGGCATATTACTGGTTATGGTTTCATACTGAGTGGCAGCAGATGTACCACTCGGGAAAGATTGACTTACGAATCCCTGATTAAAAGCTAGGTCACCATCCGCGCATAGAAGGTCTAGGTAAGTATCCGTTGCATTCTCACGGCCTTCACGGAATTGTTTTATTGATCCAAAGAATACCGTCCCATGTGCCCCGTTCTGGTAGCCAGCGTTTAAAATTACATTCTGGTACGCACCCTTTATCTGTTTTACTGTAGCTGGGGCTAGGTTGTAAATCCTGATGATAGTATTGTTTGGGCTGTCTCTATCACATTGGACTGTGTTAAACCTGATCCTAAACTGCGATAGGTTAATGCTGTTTACTAAATTCTTTGGAGTTGTATTGTTGTTTGTGTAGAGCTGTAATTGCACCCACCGTAAAAATTGATTTGGAGCGGTGGTCATAAATTACTCCACTATAAAATAAAGGTGTCCTGTGCTTCCAAGTGAAGCATAAGTAGGTGGCGCGTATATGTCCCCATCAGTCTGGGCTATCAACATACCTCCAAAGTTCATATACCCATATTGCTCCAGCAAGTCAGCCCCTGTTATCAGTGGGATACCCGTTATGATGTTTATAGTTCCGGTCACATCTAGTATATCCACAGTCCAACAATTAGACGCTTCTAGCCAATACACATTAAGAGTGTATTCTGTGCTCCCTAAAGTGATCTGTAGAGTCTGTGCCCCTGGAGCTAGGGGTATCTCATACGAGGTACTCATTTAGTGACGCCAGGAACCGCTGCCGGGGTTGCTGGTTTAAGAGTCTGGCCACCTTGATCTTGGCCGGGATCATTTACTGCTGGGTTAGCAGGATTAGTAATAGTAGTAACCACCGTATTCACCAAGATTACTTCCTTAAAAGAAAGTACAGCGAACATAGAATCCTCTGACCTCTCGGTGGTCTCAAGCGTAATAGTCTTCAGTAGCATATTGCTGTACGTTTTTCGCAGTGTATAAATTTGCAGCAGTATAGCGGCTTGCTGGTACAAAACTAATTGAGCATAGATAGCGTTTAGAGCCGTCTGACTCCCTCCACCCTGCGATGAGTTAATGGTACTAATTGCTCCAAGAACTCCCTGCACCTGCTGGTATAAATTGACGGCCTTACCTACACTCGGAATATTTGCAGATGCATACCCTATAGCCGCATTTAGCAGACTGCCAGAATTAGAAGGGCTATTAGACCAAGCCGCTTCAACTATTAATTCCACTGGGCGTTTAAAAGCATGATCGGTAATAGGAGCACCTTGCTCTACCGGGTGCTCTGTAATATCCATATCGTCATGGTGCTTCTCAGATATAGTAATTTGTGGGAGGAGTAAAGCTTGGTTAGCAGCTTGACTATAAATGCCGCGTTTCGGCTTCATAATCATCTGCTCTAAACCGAGCTGTAAAGCCCCCTGCGCAAAACCTGAAAAGTTCATGTTGCAAATGCTCCTTTCATATTGCGGGTGTTATCCCCGTACACGCGAGTCTGGGCAGCGGCCACCGCATTAGCAGTAGCCTTAGGATCACCACTGCCCATCACATTGATTGTGGTTGTGTTGGTTTGGTTTATCTTAGTACCTGATCCCATCCCCTCATGCCCAGCAATGCTCCGTGATAAGGATGATAGCACTGTAGGATCATTTAGATTTAGATGGGTGTTAGCCCCCATCCCCATCCGCTTGGATACATCAGCTATGTAAGATGCAGTGTCATTTTTATCTGATTGCGGAGCCCACTTTGATATGATCCCGGCTATAGTATCGTTACCACCTCCACCATAGTATTTACCATGCTGCAATAATTCTTGCATAGCTTTGGTACCGACTGCCATGCTTGGGAAGATAGCAAAGGTACCATCACTTCCGGTAGCACCATGGGACTTCGCAAAGTCCCCGTACTTTATATTTCCGGGGTTATTATTGCGTTCATTACGACTACCACCAGTCTTAGATTTCATGTGGTCATTAAACGCTTTACGCTGCGCTAATTCTGCTGCGGATACCCCAGCCCCGGCTGTGTACGGAATGATATTGTTATCTGGCTTACCTTTGTTTGATACCCCACCCTTGATTCCAAAAAACTCACCAATGGATTTTAGATTGTAATTAAGCCGCTCAATGGTGCTCATGTCAGTGTTTAAACCACGAGCTACCCCGTCAAAAGCCTCCTGTAAAAGCTTAGTAAAAGAATCTAATGGTCCTATAAAGTGTACCAGAAATGATTTGCCAAGCAGGTCCAACGAAGCATTCAATTTATCCAGATCATGGGTGTACTGTAGAGTAGCCGCTTTTGACTTCTCCGGGTCAAGACCAACAGATTTATAAATATCAGCTAGTTCCTTAACCGATCGTTTCATTTCATCTGTATGTGACCTCCATAGGAAGAAAGTATCTTCATCCATCCCAAAGTTAGACATTATCTGCTGACCAATCCAAATAGGACTTTTCTTGATGGCGTCCGAGTTCATTAAGTCAGTAAGTATTTCTTCAGTCTTCTTACCGGTCTCGTTGATATGAGTAAGTGACGAAGCATAATTAACCATCCATGGTAATCTAAAATTAACCCCAGCATCATGCATAGTGCGGGCCATTGCTTCAGTGTTAATTCCTACCTGCTTACCAGCATAGGCCATCTTCTGTAAGCTCTCAGCAGATGTTCCTGCTAGCTGGGCATCGAAGTACATCTTGCGCATAGAGTAGGCAAACTCAGTTACCGCTCTTTCCACCTCAATCACTGTAGCCACTACAGCAGTTCCCACTCCGAGTATCATCTTCTCAGTAGATGAAAGAGCATCAGTAAGTTTTTTCTGGGACACGGCATCAACGTGGTATCCAACACTTACTAAATATTCTTGGAGTAATTCTGCACTACCGGCCATGGTGGTTCCTTATTTACTTAGAAGAGTGTTATTTCTATGCTCTACGTCAATACATTCATTAAGCTTTGTAATAGCAAGAAGATCCAGCGTCCCATCCTGCAATGATTCAGCCTTGCACATACCGCGCAGTATTGGCCGATACAGAAAGTCTTCCTCAGAGGTCATGTGGACTAAACTTGCGCCCTCTCCGGTGCTTCCAAGTTGGAAAGGGCGGTAGAGAAAAAATCCCCTAAATTCTCCACAATAACAGCAGCGGTAAGATCAATCATTATCTTCATCCCAATATCCTGGAACATCAGGTCACCAGATGGGGTAGTAAGCTTCGCGAAGGACTCACCAGATTGCCGCTTTACCACTGATAAGCACTTCTGTACTACGAACTCACTATCTGCATCTGTAAGTTGACCTAGCATAAGCAACACTAAGAATGTCATGTCCTTATCCTTGTTCTTATCTGAGGTCATGGCTTGGATCAGTGATGATACTGCGGTTAAACGTCTTGCTACTTTTAACTGGTCAAACGCATTCAAGTCACCTATCTGGTACTGACTTTCTCCAACTGATATAGTTTTCATTCCTAGGCACCGATTCCAAGGGTACGATCAATTATTCCGCAGTCAAATTCCCATACGTTGTTACCGGCTTCCTTGGCGTACTTCAGCTCAGGAGCCTTTGCAAACGCAACGATCTGGCAGGTAACTGTATCTCCTGTAAGACTGTTAGCAAGAGAAATAGTATTCTGCCCATGGTTAGCTCCAGCGGAAGTCTGGAACGCATACATCTGCGCCAGTTGCTGGTTAACCGGAGATGTCTTTAGCAATGTAACAGTGGCTTTACCAGATTTATTAGCGTGCAACGAATGCATCGGAGTCCCGTCTGCCCCGACCGCCATTGTGTTGATTGCTTCTGATGGGCTGATGGTAATGCCTTCATCAGCAGCCCCAGCGCCAGCGGCTAGGTTAACTGAACCGCCGGGGCCGACTATCGCGCAGTTGTTGTCCAAAAAACTGTATGTACTCATGTGTTGCTCCTTTTACCGATTAACATTAATTATTGCGTCAATTGTTTGGATTGCTCCAGCCAATTTAACAGCCACTTGGATAGGAACGGATTGACGAGCTGCGCGATTAGCCGCATTCTGTGTAGCCACTGGTGGGGCGTATACGTAGTAACCTTTTGGCATAAAGTCCCCAGTGTTAAGAGACCCAAACCCATTACTCTGCCATGTTCCTGGAGCCAGTAGACCGTTAGTCACCCCTTGTGAGCACACCGCCTCAATCGTGGTAACCAGTTGATGAGTCCCCGCGTCTGTCTGCGGTATTTTAGTTGGGCTGGTGTAGAGCAGGTTATACAGAGAGGTCATAATGTCCAGTGCTAGCCAGTCTGTCCCCATAACCGTATCAATATAGTTACCAGATACAGATACTCCAGGTTCAAAGATAGCGGTGTTGTTATTGTACTCAAGGAACACATTGGCGTTGTAGCTCTCAAGGTTAGTCACTTGAGATACCGCTAGAGTTTCAGGAACAATACCCGGTTCCTGTTTGTACTTTAACGTAATCACCGTATTGTTAGCGTTATAGTTGGTGGTGAGTATACGAGATAGAGCAGATACCATTGCAGCAGGGTTACTGCTAGAGAATTGAACCCCGGTACGGTTATACCCAAGCTGCTTCAATTGGTACGCGATATTGGTAGTGTCCCCACTATTCAGTATGGCGGCTTCTTGAGTCGTCACCCCGTAGTAGTGCTTATTACTCGCGGCCTCAATATAAGCTGCCACATTGAGATGGTCAGCATCTACCGCAGTCGG